CGGCTCCAGCACTCCGGTTTGAGGTAAACATTGGTCTTCAGGTAGATTTTCCTTTGGTTCAAATAGGCTTCAACCTGTACAAGGGCCGTGCCCTGCCTGTTTAGTTTCTTTTGGCGGTTAAAGACCAACCTGTATCGTATCTTCTCTAGCATATTTTTATTTTAAATTTAGCTATTTCCTCCAAAATAATCAAATTCGACAATATTAATCTTATAATCTCGACCTGGGAGAACTGATTGGGAATGCAACATCAAATAAAAGCGGGTTGATGAGTTCCGGTATGGTACCTTTAGAATTATCTAAAGATAATAATCAATATTGTAAGATTAGTGTATTTATGCCAAATGCCGGATCAATAAATGAGTCTGTAATTAGTGTTACAAATGTTGGTGGAGACTCGTTCTCAGTCGCAGTGTCTATGATTAGATGGAATGCAAATAAAGTCTTTTGTAAATTGATAAACGGAACCAAAATTAGTAACATTAATATGTATTATACAGTTGATACAGAAAGATTTTGCTTTTACATAAAAGCTAATTGGTATGCGAAAATAATAGTGTCACGATTAGGTCTTGTGAACACGAGCAAAATAGAATCAATCAATGCTATTCCTAGTGGGGCGATTGAAGTACCAATATCTTGACGTGACAAAAGATATAGCACTGAGCTGGGAGAACTGATTGGTACAGCTACGGCTAATAAGAATGGATTAATGAGTAAAATATTTGTAGTAACTGATATAGAAAGAGGAAAAGGTCTGATTATTGACTATAAAGCTGATTCTAATGGTTTATATACTTCTTCTTCGTTGATAGAAATATATGTCTATTCGGGAGCTAATACTGCATTTTATAGAGTGATGTCAATACCTACTGGATCTAAAAACATAGAAATAAAATATATGGGGGCGCATTGGTGCGATTTTAAATATGCAAATAGTAAATTGTATGTGTTACCTAAGTCGGATGATTCTTCCATCTCGTATAAGGTATCATTAGTTAGAAGAACAAGACCGAATTTCTTAACAATAGACTTTTCTGATTTTTCCAATATTACAGGTGAAATAATTACACCTACACCTGATTAATCCACTTCTGGGAGGACTCATCGGAATAAATGATACGTGGATAAGAAGACGGTTTGCAATAAAAGACTGCAACACAGCTATAGCCGGAGTTTATAATGTGGACGATACCACAACCAATAACTTCCCTACAGGAGCATATAAGTTTGGAACGTTACTTGTGGCAAACTCTGGCTTTTTTGGATCTCAGTATTTTGTTCCTGACAATTTTAATGCGGATCCATACATATATATTCGGCCTATTAGTAACAATGGAAATGTTTTCAGGGAATGGGCTAAAATTAAAGTAACAATTATAACATAGATATTCTTCATGGAACGACCTGGGAGAACTTTTGCCACTTTCGACAAATACTAATAAGGGATTAACAAGGAGAACAGCATATTTTGATTTAATTCAAGGCAAATTATACAAGATAGCATATAAAGAGGAACTATATGTATATAAACCTGTAATATGCTTACTATATGTGCTAAGAAATGGAATATCGTCTTGCTATGTAGCTTCATTAAGTGGGTATCGTAATGGAGTTTCCCATTTTAAATTGATATGTGGAAATGATATCCAATTTAAGCTGTATCAAAAGTTGAATAGCGCTAATTATTTTGACTTCATGCTGGAATGCCCTGATAATTCAGCTGGCATTATGGAGATAAAAGCCATGATTGATTTAACGGTTATTGAAACGACAGAACCATTAAGTGATTGGCAACAAATAGCAACAAAATAATAGCATAAGTTGAGAGCTGGGAGAACTGATTGGTACAGCTACGGGCAATAAAAGCGGATTAATGTCGGTCGAAGATAAAAAAAGACTGGGAAGACGTTTTTTTAAAGGATACACAAAATTAGTTGAAAGTAAATATTGGTACAATCATTATGTCGCATTGATATTTGGCGCTTCTCCTGCATCCAATCTTGGATCATTAATAGCTATAGACTGGAAAGGAAATGAACTAATATCTGTTACTAGATTTTTTGGCAACAACGACAATGTTAAATTGTATCTTGGCAGTAATCCAGAAACAAATATGTATGAGTTATGGTTAGGCTTGATAGGTCTAGACGGAGATGGATCAGAATTTATTATTCAATCAAGAGAATCGATAGATCTAGATAGTAAAACAGTTGAAACACTTCCGTCTTATTTGAAAGTAATCTCTATATCTTGACAAAAAAATAACGATTTTTCAGAGCTGGGAGAACTTCTGCAAAATGAAAACTATATAAGGATGGCAGAAGGTAGAGGATCTGCAACCTTATATAGGATTGATTTTATGAGGAATTTAAATTTGGTTGTTAAGATTGTTGGTGAAGGTAATTCGGAAGTAGTTGATGACTACTCTATTATCTGTATGCATGGCGGTGGTAATGGGTTATGTATTACGCATAATTCTGGACCGTCATCAATAAGAATGTATAGAGATAATGATTACAATTATTATGTTTACGTGAGTGGATGGGGATACGCTATAGCATATTTTGCCAACCGCATACCGATTTATAATGCCATTTCAGCAACTAAAGTAGATATAGATATTAGGACGCTCGAACAGGTAGGAATTTAAACAAGAATTTCTGCCTGTTGGCGATTAATTGGGATTATTGGCGAACCGTATCTTTGGTATAAAAAACGGGTGGTCCGGTACAAACCGGTGCCACCCGATCCTCCCGATCATTGTAATACTATTAAAGAATCAACATCTTTATCTGATTCCTCAAATTTGAAAACATGATTAGATCCTACAGACGTAACAGTCAATGGTTCTGACTGTGTAGTCGTCTTTACATAAATATTACCATTTCTTTCTCTATATGCATTAAAGTGATCCTTTCCTAAAGGACCAGACAATCTTGTGAATTTCGCACTGTCCGCCCAGTTACCATCAATGGAATATAATCCGGTTGCTCCACTTGTTCTAATAAATACAAGTGTAGAATATCCATCCCAAGATTCTATTTTTATTAATTTGGTAGACATGATGGATTGAGCAATTTTAATATAATTATTTTTACTCATCAATCCGTTTGCTTCATTCGTTGCAAGCGGTATCAGTTCTCCCAGGTCGGAATTGTGATAAAAATTATGTTATAATTATATTACCCCATTCTTGCCAGCGATCATTTTCTGTATCATATCGTCTGATAAATAATTTACGACTACTTATATCAACGATAATTTGAATAATATAATACCCAGATGAAAATATAAGCAGTTGTGCCCAAGATGTAGGAACATTGTTCCCTTCAACATTGAACAATGAATAGGCACCTGCATTTTTAAAATCATCCAAATTAATTTCACCTCTAATGTAACCTCGATTCCTGAACCAAGTTTCATTTATTCCAATCAGTTCTCCCAGGTCGGTTACGAAGTAAATTTTATGTCAATTATTACTGTGAATTATTATCTTAGGATCTTCCCAAGTTGAAACGTCTGGATAATTCCTTTTTCTAAATATTAATGTTCCGTCTATTGCTATTCCGAAGATGAAAACAGCATCTTCTAATTGTTTTATAACCAATCCTTGAACGACATTACCGTAGAATCCTTCTCCAGCAAAAGCATTGAAATTGGAAACGAAAGGTTGAATTGTTTTTATAGGCATTTCATTTACAAAATCCGTAAATTCACTCCATGAAGAAAACGATTTTGTTCCCTTCGGATTTCCCAACAGTTCTCCCAGCTCTCTGTTTAGATAAAATCCATGTTAAAAAGATAGTACACTAATCGTAACTATAAGGTCATAATATATAGCAGTTATCATAATCTGATTATCCTTTAGTGATATAGATATAATTTCATCTGCACTAGAGAATATCTTCGTAACAATGCCGGTAGAATCAATATAAACCATCATTTCCCCGTCATTATGGCTGACATATACGAATTCATTGGTAGGAGCACCTATACTAAATGATGCTCCTAACCGTATTGTTTCATAATATTTAGTTCTTTTTATTCCATTTGTTGGCAGAAGTCCTCCCAGATCGGGGCTATGGCTTATTTTATGTAAAAGAAATGATTCTCCACGCTGACTTTACAAAATTATTGATATTACCTTTTCTAGTGGATATTTCTGTGCTGTCTATGTTTGGATAGAACACTTGTGTTATTTGATCACTGTCATTAAAAACGACAAGTGTTCCCCAATAAGTGCTAGGTCCATCAATCATGTTGTCTTGTATCTTATAATAGCCAGTTTCGATCAAATCATTATAACTCCTATTTGTCATTATCCCTCTAAACATAAATGGGAATAACCCCAAACTATTCATCAGTTCTCCCAGGACTTTCGCGGCAGCCGAAGAAGATGTCAAAGTTGGGTTCTTGGAACCGTCCAAAGTACGGAGCCAAGAGAAGGTGTCGGACTGGGGCAACTGGTCCTCAAACTCATCTGTTCCGGCTGCCGCAGCGGCAGCAAATGTTGATATTTCTGATGCAGCGGAAACAATCCGTGCGGAAACTAATTCTGTCATCTCATCGACGGTCACCTGTCGTTCGTTGCCGTTTTTATCCACAGCTTTAAAGCCAACTATATTATTCAAGTCCATAATGCAAATTTTAAAATTAAAACAAATACTTCACCCATGCAAAATAATTACTGTTCTCAATATAATTCGGATCATCCTCGTTGGAATATGCCTCCCTCTCAAACGATACCGTCTTATACGCCCTGCCGGCATCCTTCAACCGTACCGCCCTGACCAGCCACTCCACACCATACCAGAGATAGAATGCCAGCCCGGCCAGTACCAGCCACCAGGCGGAAAGGTCAAAACACAACAGCAAGATCCAGATAACTGTACCGATGGCAACTGCCATCTCAACCCATTGACGGGCGTGGGTACACTCATGGTTTCTCACTTTCTGAGTGATTTTCTCTTCCGGTCGCTTGCTTAAAACAAACGGACCGATTGTTATCGTATGGCAAGAACTGAACGCAAGCAGCACCTTTGCCAGAAGGTTGTTACAATATACCTTTTTCATGTTGTTCCTCCTTTTTATCCAGATAATCATTCAATGAATCGGCCAGCAAGCCGGACAACATAGGGGTAGAACGTCTTATGATATCCACCTCCTCTTCGTCAAGTTCCACACCATCTACAGTCGACTTGAAGATTTTCTCCGCAAGGAGATGCGCCTTCAAGCCCGCTACGTTCTTATATATCCAGTCACCGAAGGCCTCAGTGATGTTACTGGCTATAAGCTTTTCTTTTTTAATCCCATCATAAATAGGGAATTGTGCAAAATTTATTCTCATACTTTATATTTAAATTATCCGCAATAAAACATAACCCAATAATTACCCATACACTTAATGAAGCCGGATGCAAAATCCAAATCAATATAAGACACCTCCTGTCCTCCGGGAGCAGGCAGGATCCGTCCTCCTGTCAATCTTACTCCGCCGCTCATACGTTTGAAGTATATAGTATGTCCCGGAACATCCGGAGGAAGTGTCACTTCTATATTACCCGTATTAATAAACATCACATTGTCATCATTGTTATTCAGGGAAGTGCTG